AGATGCACAGCTTGGATTTTAGTGAGGCACCACACAAAGTATACTTCTATGGTGTTTTCTTTTGTTTTCATTAGGTGAGAGCCCCAAGGTTAGTTGTTGGTTATCACGTTCTGCTTTGTATCTACGTATTTCATATTTAATGAACATAGCTACTAAAGCAGTAAGGATGGTTAGTTTTATAATTAGGTAAGTTATTACTGGCATTATTACCATGGTGTGATTCCTTTAGTTAATATAGTTTTAAATAAGTGACTTATTTCAGCTTTAATGTAATTAGTTACGGACTCAGATTGTAGGGTGTATAACGTAATACCTTCATTAGAGCTGGTGTTGGGTAGTGTCGCTTTAAGCAACAAAAGATACTTAGCTAACTCTGTAATGTGTGCATTAGAATGTTCAGCGAATAGGATATGAAGATGCTCGATTAACATATCCATGTTATTGAAGTCACGACCACCTGCTATTATTAAACTCATCTTACTCATTCAAAACTCCTTAGTTGATTTATAAACTCCTTTTATGTGCGAAGCATAAGAGAGAGTTAGTATTTAGGGTAGGTTTAGTTTTAGTCAAAAGGTAGATAGGAGTTAGTTTGAAACTAACAGTTAGTGCTATGCCCTATATCGAGCATTAAGCTACCTGTGAGCTGTGTTTGGCTTCTTTCTATCTATCTGTCTTAATAAGGTGTATGTAGCTATGCTACTCCCCGAAGGGAGCGATAGCTGATGTTAGTATTTGTCGAGTTGGTTCTCAAGTTCTGAGATTGCTTCGAGTTTAGCTGCTGTTGATTTTAGTAGAGTATTGTAATCTTCTACTGATATAGCTTGGTCGAATGTTTTCATTGATTCTTGTAGCTCTGTTTTGTGAGCTAGTGCTTGGTTACGTTTAGCGTGCTTGATAGAGTTCTCTGCGAATTCTACGCCGTCACCTAATGTGCCTAATAGTTTACCGATGAATGCTACTGGTCCCATGATATTGCTCCTAATGATTTGTAAGGGTGGATGATTCCATTTACATGCGAAGCATGGTGTATAAGTGATAGGGGGGGTAGTTGGAATATTTCACCGCTAGGAGGTGTATACTACATCCGTACTAAATTATTAAAAATTCCCAAATAGTTTTCTAAAAAAATAATAAAATAAATTCCCTATATAGAGTGCTTACTTTTTATACATAGTTAGCTCTAAGTATATTCACTGGTCGGACCTCTGACCACTCACAAAAGTGTTTGACTTCCACTGGTTCAGATTTATAATGTTTTTGACCTCTTAAAAACGCCAAGCAAAAATGGTTATATAACTGATTATCTAAGAAGACTTTGGTATCAGAGATGGAACATACTAGGTTGAAGAAGTTAAAGAGTAAGAAACCAAGACAAGAAGGGAAGTTAGCGTTAAGAAGAGAAGTAGAAGATTATACCTCTCTTCCTTTAACAGAAGTTGCTTAGTCTACTAGGCACCAATCATCAGCTAACATATCGGCTTGGCTAGCCAACCACCCAGGCTGCATTGTCCCACCTGCGGTGAACATGTCGATGTGGGCATCAATAGTAACTTCACCTTGTATACCCGCTCTAGCCTGATATGGTGACCCTTCTGTTATTACTGGTTGTGTTGACTCCACTAAGATTAAGAACATGTTTTTACCATTCCAGCCTTTGCGTGCTACTTTCTTACCTAGTTTTAATAATGTAACTACATCACCAAAAGAGAAGTCACCGCTTTGATCCCTCGTCTGTACCACACTCATCCGCAGGTAATTTCCAACCACGTAAAGTATTATACGTTTGCCGATCCATAGGTGATGCGTTAATAAGTTTTGTGCCAATGTAAGTTTGCATGCTATATTCCTTTTAAATAACTAATAGTGGACTAAAGGATAACACATGGCTATTACAAAACAAGACTTACAGATGGCGATGCCGCAACACATGGCATCTACAGTTACCCAAGGGTTAGTTGACACTGTTAATCAACTAACTGTTGACCCTGAATTTACTGACCAATTTAGAGAGAATACTATAGGCTATATGTCTGTACTCCAGAGTGGCAAGTATAAACTTACTGATTATATTAATGCAGTTAAGTATGTATCTTACTTATTGATGGGGGACAAGAATGTTACTGCATGGGGTAAGACTTTCCCTACTAGGTATGCAAAGTTAGTAGCATGCAATGCAAGCAATAAAACTATACATGCACACTCAAGTATGTACCGTAAGAATAAATTAGTGTCACTTGTGTATGAACAATCAATGATACCAAGACATATACTTAATGCTAGTGTGTTCCAAGATGCTATTAATACTCAAGCAGCTATCATGGGAGACCAATCAGTAAGCCCTAAAGTTAGAAGTGACGCTGCGAACTCATTGATGACTCATCTTAAACCACCTGAGACTCGTAAAGTTGAGTTAGATATGGTTGTGCGTGATGATTCTATTATCCAAGGGTTAAAAGAAGTAACTGTTAACTTGGCGACAGAAATGCAGAATGCTATTGCACATGGTGGCCTTAGTGTTAAAGATGTATCTCATAAAGGGATCACAGTTAACCAAGATGGGGAAGAAGTATAATGGGCGGTAATACAGAAGAACTATTAGGTGAAATGAAGAAGTCCGTTGATGATTGGCTTAATCAAGTTGATTATTCTGTTATGGAGAAGGACTATGTACCTTCTACTTTTGCGATTAACTTCATTAACTTTATTAAGTTAGTTAACGGTAATGAGGGCGAGAGCCATGTTTCCCCAACGGTACATTATAAGTGGTTGGACCAGTTGGCCAGTGACAAAAGACGACTAGCTAATCTATGTAGCCGTGGTTTTGGGAAGACCGTTGTGTTTGCTGAGTACCTGGTTCTTTATCTGGCTGTTTATGGTGAGATAGAAGGTTTTGGTAAAGTAGATGGTATGATCTATGTGTCGGACTCCATGGAGAATGGTGCTAAATCTCTCCGTAAAAATATTGAATTTAGATATCATAATAGCCCTTTCCTACAGATGTATATTCCAACTGCTAAGTTTACTGACCCTATGTTAGAGTTTGTTAATGCAGATGGTAAGCAATTAGGCGTGCGTTTATTTGGTGCAAAGACCGGTTTACGTGGTACTAAGATATATGGTAAACGTCCTACACTGGCTATATTAGATGACTTGGTTTCTGACTCGGATGCAAACTCACCTACAGTAATGAGGACTATAAAAGATACTGTGTATAAAGGGGTTACCCATGCACTTGATCCTACTCATAGTAAAACAGTATTCTCTGGTACTCCCTTTAACAAAGCAGATATATTATATGAAGCTATTGAATCTGGTGCGTGGGAAGTCAACGTATATCCTATATGTGAAACCTTTCCTTGTGAGAAGAAAGACTTTGTAGGTGCATGGCCTGAGCGTTTTTCTTATGAGTATGTAAGAGACCAATACGAGGCTGCGAAGCAGACAGGAGAGTTAGCATCATTTATGCAGGAGCTTATGTTGCGTATTACCAATGATGAAGACCGTATGATTTTAGATGGCGATATCAACTGGTTTGATCGTGATGCCTTATTACAGAATAAACAAAACTACAACTTTTATATCACTACCGATTTTGCAACATCGACTAAACAGTCCTCTGATTTCTCAGTAATCTCTGTATGGGCGTTGAACAACGCAGGTATGTGGTTCTTAGTAGATGGTATTTGTGCAAGACAGCTTATGGATCAGAACTTAAATGACCTGTTCCGATTAGCACGCGAGTATGAACCATTGTCAGTAGGTGTGGAAGTATCTGGTCAGCAAGGAGGATTTATCCAGTGGATACAAAAAGAAATGCTACTTCGTGATATATGGTTTAACTTAGCTTCTGATAATAATTCAAATAAAGCAGGTATTCGCCCGGTAACAAATAAAATGGCACGTTTTAATACTGTGGTGCCTTTATTTAAATCAGGTAAAGTTTTCCTTCCTCAACAATGGAGAGGAAGAAAAGAAATAGTTATCCAGGCAGAAGACCAATTAATGTGTGCTACACGTGAAGGATTCAAATCAAAACATGATGATGTTATTGATACTATTTCAATGTTATCAGTACTTAAAACTTGGTTACCTTCTAAAAACGAAGGATCAATGTACCATGACTCAAGTGGTATATGGGTAGAAGATGCTTATATGGAAGAAGATCTTGGTGACTTGGGTAGTTATATTGTATAGTTACCTTAATTTAATTAAGGAGAACTACTATGACATTAGCAGAGTTATATGACCAACTTGCCTACGGTGAGTTGAGTCAACACTCTATAGGAAAAAATGGAAGTATAGCTGATAAGGATAAACCAAGAATCATTCACTCATTGAATGCGGCCCTTACTAAGCTATATGCCTATTTCCCTATACGTGAACGTGAAGTAATACTTGAGCAGTTTGAACATATTA